CACTGGCAGCACGAACCCTGCTGGTATGCGGTGCGCAAGGGCGGCAAGGGACATTGGGCCGGCGACCGCAAGCAGTCGACGGTGTGGGAGATCAAGGCGCAGATCGGATGGGAATCCGCGCGCGAGAACAACCACGACAAGGCGACCGGGCACGGCACGCAGAAACCCGTCGAGTGCATGCGCCGCCCGATCGAGAACAACTCGGTGCCGGGGGACGCGGTCTATGAGCCGTTCTCCGGATCGGGCAGCACGATCATTGCTGCGGAAATCACCGGCCGAGTTTGTTATGCCGTCGAGCTGAACCCGGCTTATGTCGAGGTCGCGGTGCGCCGGTGGATGGCGTTCACCGGGGAGCAGGCGGTCCTCGAAGCGGACGGCCGCAATTTCAGCGAAGTGGAGACAGAACGTGGCACGACGATCCGCGAAGAAAGCGGAACCAGCGCAGCGGCCCCAGCAGCCGGAGGCCGAGAAAAGAGGTCCCGGGCGGCCTAAATTCGTCCCGACCGACGAGCAGCGGCGCAACGTCTCAGCGATGACCGGCTTCGGCATCCCGCAATTCGAGATCGCGAAGGTGATCGGAATCAGCGACCGGACGCTGCGGGAGGCCTTTTGGGAGGAAATCCAGACGGCGCAGACGGTCGCGAACGCGCGCGTCGCGCAATCGCTGTTCGATGTCGCGACCAAGGGCACGGGCAAGGAGCGCGTCACCGCGGCGATCTTCTGGCTCAAGTGCCGCGCGAACTGGAAGGAGAGCGGAGAGTCGCCGCTCGGGAAGAAGGAACAGGCGGAAGCGCTGGCGCGCGAGGCGGAGCGGGGCACGTCCTGGGACGGCTTGCTGAACTGACATGGACACCCTGGTATCCGACCGCAGCTTCGGCGGCGCCGGCGGGCTCAACCGCTGGCGGACCGCGTGCCCGGATTGGGTGACGCGGCTCCAGCAAGGGCGCTCGCTGATCCCCGACCTGCCCGACCTCGACCAGGACCTCGCACGCAAGGCGCTCAAGATATTCGGGCTGCTGCGGCTGCCGGACGTGCCGGGAAAGCCGCGTCTCGCGGATGCCGCGGGGCAGTGGCAGCGCGACATCGTCATGGCGCTGTTCGGCTCGTTCAATCCGGAGACCATGGAACGCTACATCCGCGAGGTGTTCGTGCTCGTGCCGAAGAAGCAGAGCAAGACCACCGGCGGGGCGGCGATCATGGTCACCGCGCTCATCATGAATCAGCGCCCGCGCGCCGAATTCCTGCTCGTCGCCCCCACCCAGGAGGTCGCGGACATCGCGTTCAGCCAGGCGTCGGGCATGGTATCTCCTGATGCGGACCCGGTGCTGGGGGCGAAGTTCAAGGTCCAGGACCACATCAAGCGCATCACCTATCGCCAGACCGGCGCGTCGTTGAAGGTCAAGAGCTTCGACCCGCGCATCGTGACCGGCTCGAAGCCGGCTGGGGTGCTGCTGGACGAGCTGCACGTCATCGCCGAAGCGAAGGATGCGGACCGCGTCATCGGGCAGCTACGCGGCGGGTTGCTCCCGAACCCGGAAGCGTTCCTCATCACCATCACCACGCAATCCGAGCGCCCGCCGTCCGGGGTGTTCAAGCAGGAGCTGCACAAGGCGCGGCGCGTCCGGGACGGCGAGGTCGATCTGCCGATCCTGCCCGTGCTGTACGAGTTCCCACGCAACGTCGACTGGCGGGACACCCGGACCTGGCATCTGGTGCTGCCCAACAACGGCCTGTCCATCACAGTCGACCGGCTGATTCCCGACTACAACGCGGCGGTCGAAGCGGGACCGGCGGAACTCGCGCGCTGGGCGTCGCAGCACCTCAACGTCGAAATCGGCATGGGTCTCAAGACCGACCGCTGGCCCGGCGCCGACTACTGGACGATGCGCGCCGATCCGACCATCACCCTCGAGTCGCTGATCGAGCGCAGCGAGGTCATCACCATCGGGATCGACGGCGGCGGGCTCGACGACCTGTTCGGTCTCGCGGTGGTGGGACGCGACCGGGAGAGCAAGGACTGGCTGTTGTGGTCGCACGGGTGGTGCCACGAGGGGGTGCTCGAGCGGCGCAAGTCGATCGCGGCGGTGCTGCGGGACTTCGCGGCGGCGGGGGAACTGACGATCCAGGGCGACCGGCTGGAGGACATCGGCGCGATCGTCGAGGTGGTGCAGCAGGTCAAGGACAGCGGCAAGCTGGCGGCGGTCGGGGCTGACCCGGAGGGGTTGGGCGAGTTCGTCGATGCGATGGCGCAGATCGAAGTGACGGCGGAGGCGAAGACGCTGATCGGCATCGCGCAGGGCTTCCGCATGATGAATGCGATCAAGACCGCGGAAAGGCGGCTCGCAACCGGCACTTTGCGCCATTCCGGGTCTGGTCTGATGGCGTGGTGCGTGTCTAACCTAAAGATCGAGCCAACGGCGACGGCGATCAGGGCGACCAAGCAGAATGCAGGGGACGCGAAGATCGACCCAGCGATGGCGATGTTCAACGCCGTGGCGCTGATGGGGACCAACCCGCAGCCCGCCAGAAAGCCGGAATATCAAATGTATTTTGCGTAACGGCCTCTGACAGCTTAATCAGCGAATGCAATTCGCACATTGCGTTTGCTCGCCGCGCGTCTGCGGCACCTGCCTGACCCGACCTGAAAGGTGGTGCACCGCATGCCCGCGATGAATCGCGCGTACTCCCTGCTGGAGATCAGATCGGTCGACAGCGACCAGCGGACCATCCGCGGCGTTGCGACCACACCCACCCCCGACCGCATGGGCGACATCGTCGAACCGCTCGGGGTCAGCTTCAAGAACCCGCTGCCCCTGCTGTGGCAGCACATGTCGTCGAAGCCGGTCGGGCTGGTGAAGTTCGACAAGCCGACCAAGGACGGCATCACGTTCGAGGCGACGATCAGCAAGATCGACGAACCGGGCGTGCTGAAAGAGCGCCTGGACGAAGCCTGGCAGTCGGTGAAGGCTGGTCTCGTGCGGGCGGTCTCGATCGGATTCCGCGCACTCGAGCACGCGATGCTGGAGAACGGGCGCGGCATCCGCTTCGTGAAATCCGAGGTACTCGAGCTTTCGCTCGTGACCATTCCCGCCAACGCGGACGCGACGATCAACGTCATCCGCTCCGTCGATACCGCCATCCGCCATGCCAACGGCATCGAGGATGCGGCAGGACCAAACCCCCCCGGCGTCTCGGGATCTGCAACACCCCCACGTACGAGGGCAACCATGCCTACCATTGCCGAGCAGATCGCGAGCTTCGAGGCGACCCGACAGAACAAGTCGGCGCGGATGGAAGCGCTGATGAACGAGGCTGCCGAGAAGGGCGAGACCCTGGACGCTCAGCAGGCCGAGGAATACGACACCCTCAAGGGTGAGCTGAAGCAGATCGACGAGCATCTCGGGCGTCTGCGCGACCATGAGCGCCTGAACATCCAGCGCGCCGCAGCGGTGCAGGGAGGCGACGTCGACGCTGCCGCTCGCTCGCGCGCGGGCATCGGTCACAACAGCGGTCCCGCCGGGGTCGGTTCGGTGCCCGCCACCGTGCGCACGACGAAGCTGGAGAAGGGCATCGCGTTCACCCGCTACGTCCTCGCGCTCGCCCGCGCGAAGGGCAACATCATGATGGCCGCGGAGATGGCCAAGGAGAACCAGCAGTGGCGCGCCGAGACGCCCGACGTCATCGACGTGCTGCGCGCGGCGGTCTCCGCGGGCACCACGACCGATACCGTGTGGGCCGGGCCCCTGGTGCAGTACCAGAACCTGACCAGCGAGTTCATCGAGTATTTGCGGCCGCTCACCATCATCGGTCGCATCCCCGGCCTGCGCCGCGTGCCCTTCAAGGTGAAGATTCCCCGCCAGACCGGCGGCGCATCGGTGAACTGGGTCGGTGAGGCGAAGGTCAAGCCGGTCTCCTCGCTCGCCTTCGACAGCCTGACGCTGGAGTTCGCGAAGATCGCCGGCATCGTGCCGTTGTCGGAGGAGCTGGTCCGGTTCTCGTCGCCGTCCGCCGAGACGCTGGTGCGCGACGACCTCGCCGCCGCGATCG